ATGCTGAAGGGGATGTAAGCTTTTCAGGACACCCCCTCCCCATGAATAGTTGCAAAACTTTTGTAGCTTTGCGCGAGAGAGAAATGTCCTGAAAAGCTCATTCATCCTTTATCGTTTTCATATAGCATAATCGCTATTTAATAAAATACTAAATAGGGGCCACGCTATATTTTTCATAGAATTAGAAGACTTATAGTAATAGATGAATCTCTTAGTAATGGTATTGAACCCACATACTATTCTATTACTATTAATCTATTAGTCTTCTACTATGATACGCTTATAGATTCCTTGCTCATCTAATCTAATAATGTCATCTATAGCTTGATTAATAGCTCTTTGGTTTATTGCATTAGTTAAATTGTATGAGGTACCTGCAAACGTGGCTATTAGGCTATTAGTCTCTGGCCTATTGTTTGCAATAGCTAACTCATGGTCAGTCCTTAGCCAATCCTCTAATTGGTCTATAGGATGATATGGGTTGTCTATAGTAGTAAGAAGGTATGATTTCATTGCAAAAACCCTTTCTAATCGAGGGCCTTCTGCAAGGTGCTTACAGAAACACCAAGTATCTCTGCAATTTCCGCCCACGTATAGTTGCTATTTTTAAGGGTCTTTGCACGAGCTAACTTTGCAGGAGCTATTGATACATCTTTCGGCATTGCCCTTTGTCGCATAAGCTTTGTGTCTGTGTTTTCAAAGATTTTAGAAGCCCTTGTATCTGAAATTGCACCTGCCTGAATGGCTTCCCATTCTTTGTCTGTGATTTCAATCTTCTTTTTTCCTGCGCCAACTGCGTTTCTAGCAGCTTCGAGATGTCTTGATTTAGCCTTTTTAATCTGGCTTTCATCATACTCTGGATGGTCGTTCTTCTCTACTAAGAACGTTGATTGTGCTAAAGCCTGAGCCTTTCTTTCCAAAGGCGCATTCATCTGGGCGGTCTTTAGCTTCTCAGAAAGGGAGGCCACCTCTTTTTCATACAATTTCCTAGCTGCAGGACTGTATTCAATCTTAGGCGTTCTTCGCAATTCTGCACGAGCTTCATTAGCAAGAGCTTTCATTTGATTAGCATAGTCTGCATAGTATTTCTCCATAGTTGTACCAGAAGAAAGTTCATATGCGTCCTTTGTCTCTCCCATCCTAGTGCCTCTATGGGTCTGCAACTTAGGACCCTTCTTTGTATAAACAGTCTTTCCTGTAGGCTCCCAAATAATTTCGCCCTTTTCCCAACGTGCTCTTTCTTCAGAAGTCAGCTTACTAACAGCCTTTTCACGCCTATCCTCATAATAATACTGACTCTTTGCACGAGAGATTAGAGTGCTTGCACCACCAGTTTGGTACTTTCTCTTAAGCTCGTCAATCTTATTGTCTCTAGCAGAAGCTTTGTAATCAAGACCATGCTTATAAGCATCAATTACAACCATGGAGTGCCTTACTGCACGTGCCAACTCCTCAGGCTCTGCATGCTGTATAGTCATGTCGGTAATCAGATTAGAGATTGTTCCCATTTCTGATTGCACATTGCCCTTTTTCATCTTGTCTTTTGCAGCAAGATGGTCTCCATTATATGTAATCTTTGGTTCGAAACCTTTCAAACCAGGAAGCGGGTCGCTTCGCTTAAGCTTAAAGCTTTTAGTAGGAAGAACCATTACACTATCGCCATCAAAATCTGCTCCAGAAAGAACAGACGCAACAGAAGGATGAATTCCGACAGCATCTCGAGCATTACCAAAGATTCTCTCAGCAGTTTTGTTCTTATTATTTACAGTAAGAACAGGAATCTCAAAGATTCCGCCATGAGGATAACGAACCAATGCTACTTGTTCGCCGTTGTTAAGCGTAGGACAATAGATTTCATTCCTCTTTATCTCAGGAAGAGGCAACAGAACCTTTTGCGATTGTCCGGGAAGCCTAACCGCCTTCAAATTCACAGCATCAGCATCACAACTATTGGCAAATTGCTGAAGAAAATATCTTTTTAGAGTGGGATTGTTGAGAGCTTTGATTTCATCAAACTCGGCTTTTGCAATGTCGGCAGTCGCCTTAAGCTGCTTCTTCGCTGTCTGCTCATGCTGTTTTGACAAGAACTGAGAAGCAAGGTTCCTTGACCACTTTGCCCAATCGCCTTCTTCATTCACGATATTCAAAGCGCCTCTTTGACTCGTGATTGATGCGCCAAACGGATTTGTTAAGTTCTTAGGGTCTGCCATAGGCTTAAGAACTTTTTCCATTGGCGTACCAAGTTTCTTGTTAGTGTTGAAACGAATATCAATCCCATCAGGAAGGTCGTCTGCATAAACAGCCATTCCCTTAAGATAATGAGTGCCATCAACACTAATTCGAACCTGAGCGTACTTGGACTGACCAAGGTCTAAGTCTTTAACGCCACGACGAAGCTCGATTACGCCATCCTTATCAATTCCGCCTTCTTCGGCGTACTTAATCATGACGCGCTTAGACTTGACGTTCTCTACAGGACGTAGTCCGACTTTATCTCCTGCTTCATTAACCTTCAAATCAACCGGAAGCCGAATCTTGCCCATATTCTGATACACTTCGCTTTTTGTTGTGCCAGGAGGGCATATCAATTTAAGTGTTGTGTTTCCTTGTCCAAACATCTGTCGAACCGATAGCTTTTGAATGGTATAACCTTCAAATTCCAACTGTCTAACAGCGGCCTTTAGATTACTCTCACCAACATGCATATACATTTCTGCATACGCGCCAACATCAATGAAACCGCCCTGCTTATCCAAAGACTCTTTTAACAATTCAGCGGTAGTATTAATGCGCTTGGACTTCAGGTCTGCATCTCGCTTTAACAAATCACGAACGTTTGATTCGGAACGACCCAATTCTTTTGCGATTGCCTTATCAGACCACTGACGTTCTTCTTTTAACATCTTAGCTCTACGATAGTCAGCAGCAGTTATCTCGGCATTAGATTTGGTAATCATTTCCCTATATTCGCGAATTGTCATAGGACCATAATCATCGTACAGATAAGTAATAAGCTCTTTATCTGTAATATTGGTCCCATTTGCATCACGATAACGCTTTTTGATTTGAGCAACCAAATTCTTAAAATCTCGATAGTCTTGATACGGATTCTCTCCAGAACCCAAAGGATATCTTCCTGAACCTACAGGAGCTCCGTCTCGTTTCGAACGGCCTTCGTGCGCTAAGTAATCCGATTCTTTGACTATCATTTTCCAACCTCCGAGTCAAGAGAATTAAGAACTCTGTCATGGTCTGTAATAACATTCATGTGGTTTTCAACAATTTCTGACTCGCAGTCATTTTCAAATACTTCATTGTTTTGATAGATTCGGAGCACAATATCAATCTGGGAAGGATCTATACCATACTCCAAACAGAACAATGCCGCGTACACCTCAAGCTGACGAAACGATGCAGGATGCACTCCATTCTTCAAATCATGAATCCTGAGAAGTCCATCCCTAAACTCAATTGCGTCAGCTGTTCCAAAACAATGGTCGCTGTAGTACAATATCTTTTCTGGCTGCAGACCAAATCCGATAGCATCGTTGACATAACGATTGAGCGTTCGCCTACTATTACTAAGCTTGATGCCATATGTAATAGCATCTGCGGCAAATGCATGAAGCTTAGTTCCCATCTCCTTGGCTTTAGAATTCCTATAAACAAGCTCAAGCTTGTCCCTATCATAGCTCAACCAGTAAGGACTAGATGGACTAAGGAATGCGTGCTTACCTTGAAGGTTCCAATGCTCGTTGAAGTTCATCAAGTACCTCCTGCTCATTTTCTGGAAAAACGAAAGATGCGTACGACATCAAACTCAATCGCTCCACATAATAATCTTGATTTGGTCTATGTGGAGCAGAAGAACTTCGCTTACATTCAAGAGCGGCCCAACGGTTTTTATACAATATCAATAAGTCTGGAAACCCTTGAATGTAATCTGGGTCATTCTTAAGAACGTAGCATCCTGGCAAAAGACGCTTGATTGTCTTTATTAGCTCGGATTGAAATTCGCTTTCAAGCATAATCACCTCAAAAAAGAAAAAAGAGAGGCACACACGTCCTCTCCATTAAGTGACGTGTAAAATCTGCGGATTAGGCCTTCGCTTCGTTTATCCTTTCTGCCCATCTATGCATTTTGCTCCAAAAAAGTTCGCCGTCAACTTTTATACCCAGAACTTGTGATACCACATAAATATCAGTAAGTTCTTCCAAGACCATCATTGACGCCGTTTCATCATTAACTGGCGTAGGATTCTCTCCTCTAATAACCCGAGCTTTCTTAAGGCATGCTTGTGAAAGTTCAGAAGCTTCTTCCGCAAGTTGCTCATATAAGGTGGCTTCGGATAAAGATTCTTTTACAATTTCAGCGTTGTTTTTCAAGGTATCGAGGTATTCGTTTTCGTACCTAGATATCAAACTGGACAGATTCATTAAGTGCCCTTTCCCTAACTTCATCTTCATTCAACAAAACAGTAGTACGTTCTTTTAAAGCTCCAGAAATAGTTACGGTCCCGTAAAATCTGTCGTCATAAGACATCTCAAGCCTGGGTAAATCTATAACACAATTGAGACCATATAAATCGCCATTAGAATCTTTAACAACCATAAAGACCTGAGCGTTACCAACCGGAATCATGAGACTCATAAAACGCCCTTTCGTTAAAGTTCTTCTTAGAATCTATAGCTCTCTTAATACTAATATCAATCGGAGATGACGAGATTAGATGATAGTAATACAAGTCAATGAATGGAGTATTCATCCTATCGATTCGTCCGGCTGCCTGTTGCATGATTTTGTAAGAGTAATTTTGTGAGTAGAATAATACGGTGTCGGTGCTCGTACAATTCCATCCTTCGGCCCCAGCAGTGTATTGTACAAGATATGCCCATCGGTCACAGGTTGGGAGTTCTTCATGGCG